GGAGTTTTTCGACGTGCCGGAAAGCGGCGTTACAACCGTTCGTCCGCCAACTTGCGCGACCAGCTCAGGGCCAGCCTCGGCGACGATCGCCATGCCGGAGATTAGCTCGCCGCCGCTTGCAAGCATCGGAATATTCGGGATGTTAAAGCCGAGTCTCCTTCCACCGACGCCCGGAACCCAATTCGGCATCTCGATCGCAATCGCGTTTATACCGTCAATCGCCGAATTGAGCAGCGTGATAACTGCGTTGATCGGCGCTTTCACCAGATTTCCGATCATTGAAAACACATTGCCGAAAACATCAACGACGTTTTGCCATGCCGCGCGCCAGTTTCCCGTGAAAACATTTTTAATGAAATCAATGATCCCTGTGAAAATCGCTTTGATATTCGTCCAAACCGAGGAGAGCGTCGAAAAAAGCGCTTCGGCAGTTCCGCCGATTGTCTTAAACGCCGCCGTCCACCCTTGAACAAATGCGTTTTTCAAGAACTCGACAATCGTTTTGAATACCGTGGTCATTTTATCAACGGTTGAGCTTACTGATTTATGAAGTGCTGTCAGTGCATCCGATATGGTTTGAAATGCTGATACAACCCATCCGGAAGCCTTGCTCGTCATGGACATAAGCCATTCAAAGAGCGACTTGACAAGATTTCTGAACCATTCGCATTTCGTCCAAAGCGTCGCAATAATGGCAATCACCGCCGCGATCGCCGCAACGATAGGATGAGCAGCAATCAATCCAACAAACCCGGAGAACGCCGAACCGACCTTTGAAAAACCGCTGATAATCTGAGGAACCGCGCCGATCAATGAGCCGACGCTTGAAATCACCTTTCCAAGCACAATGAGCAGCGGCCCGATCGCCGCCGCAATCGCCGCAACTGTGACGATTGTTTGTTTCGTTCCTTCGTCGAGGTTCCCGATCCACACCGCCGCCTGCTGTGCAAGTGCGGCGAACTGCGAAAGCATGGGAGAAACCATGTCAAGGATTGTCGCGCCCAAATCCGCCCCGGCGATCTTGGTGTTGTTCATTGCAACCGTCAGCTTATCCGGCGCGTCGAGCGTTGCCTCGAACGTGTCGGCGACGACGGTCCCCATGTTTTCCATACCGGAAACGAGATCGTCAACCGAAAGCCGCCCTTCGCGAATTGCCGTTGCCATTTCGAGCGCGCCCTTTGCGCCGAATGTCGATTGAGCGATTGAGAGCGCCTCCGTCTCCGTCTTGGCGTTCTTGATTGCCGCGACGGTTTCGGAAAAGCCCTGCTGCATCGTCTTTCCCTCTGCGGTATAAGCCGAGGCAGATTTCCGCAAAGCGGCGAGCGCCGTTCCTGTATCAACGCCCGCCATTTCAAAGTTAGCGAGCAGCACGATCGACTGATCGATACTTAGCCCCAATTCCTTAAAGGTTGAGCCGTTTTTCTCAAGGGACGCCATGAGCGTGTTTGTCGCAATGCCCGTTCGCTGCGCTTCGGAGGAAATCAGGCCGAGCAGATTCGGCGTTTGCGATATATCAAGGTTCCATTGCTGCATGAGGTGAGACGTGGAGTCGATGGAGCTGTTCAAGTCTGCATCGTTGATTTCTGCGAACTGGATAAACAGTCGTGAAAGTTCTTCCAGCATTTCACCGGTTGCGCCGAATTTTGTGTTGACTTCGCCGATCGCAATGCCCGCTTTATCCGCTGTCGTGGGGATTGAACCGAAAACATTCTTAAACGATTGTTCAAGCCCGTTCATCGCCTCGCCGGTTGCGCCGGTCTTTTTGACGATGATATCCAAACCTTCATCGACTTCGTTAAATGCCGCAATCGACGCCGTGCCAATCGCAACAATGCCTCCTGAGACGACCGACGCTTTCTTTCCGTAATCCTCGACCTTTCCGCCGACTTCGCCGAGCTTCGATGACATCTTGTCGGTCAGCTCGGTGTGCTTTGAAAGCTCGTCGTTTACATCCTCAATAGATTTTCCGTAAGAGGTGAGCTTCGACTCCGCATAAGCAAGCTCTTTTTGCTTCTTCTGCAAGGCGTCCGTGTTGGCATCTTCCGACTTGGACATTTCCTCGACCTGCTGCCGGAGCACTGCGACCTTTTGCCGTTGGCTGTCCATTTGGCTCTCAAGCATTTTCTTTTTCGCTTTGAGCTTCTCGGTTGCCGTGGCGTTCTTGTCCATCTCTGCCGTATCGCGGACATATTCCGCATAGGTGAGGGACATTTCGTTGTTAATCTGTTTGAGCGTTCCGATATAGTCGGCGGAACCGTCGGCCTTAAACCGGAGACCGACCTCCTCGATATGTTCGCTCGCCAATCTTTCCGCCTCCTGCCTCTAAAAAGAAAAAGCTCGACCGCCAAAGCGACCGAGCTTCATTCACAAACGTTTGCGAATTATTCGTCTATGAACTGTACGCGGAACGGGTTTGTTTTTCCGTGATCCTCCAAATACATTCCGCAAAGCTGCAAAAACGCGACCGGCGAAAGCTCCCAGAACTCCGGAATCGAAAGCCCGATCCGCTTCGCCGTATGAATCAGCCTGACGAAATCCAAATTTAGATCGCGTTCATCGTCAGGCGCGCCCTGTTTTTTCCCGTCATCTGAGCCATTGCCGAGCTGAACTCCTTGAAAATCTCGTTGAGCTGCTCAAAATCACTCGGCCCGATTGCCATCATGCACTCGTCAACCGTGCATTTTTCGCCACCTGCGCTGATGAGTGCATGGAGCATAAAGCCCATTGCAGAAATCGCCGTCGTGATAATTTGCCCGTATTCCTCAGAATCGGGATTGATATATCCTTCTTTTTCCGGATTGTTGATTGCGATGCGCTGCATGTCCTTTTGAAGTTTGCCCAAACCGCCCGGATAGCGCGTCATATTCTCAAGTGCTTTGAAGTTCATTCCGATCGAGATCACATCGCCGGAGGAGAGCTGATAATCACACTTATTGATTGCGAGCATACGTCCTCCTTACTCCGAAACCAGCGGCGCGAGCAGCGGCTTTTCAAAGAACTTTTCCTCCGTAATCTGCGGATCGGTATCTCCGGAAAGCAGCTCGGTATCATACTCGACTTTGTAGCTGCCCTTGTCGTCAAAAGTGAACGACTGGATTTCAACGGAGCGGTTCTGCGTATTCGGCCCGCTGTCGTCCTTGGTATTTGCCGCATCGCTCGCGGAAACGAGTTTGCATTTCGGATACCAGACAAAATTCGTCTTTCCGGACTTCTTCGGGAACACAACACCATAGGCAAAATAGCCCGGCTCGTCATATGTCGAATGAACGACGAAACCGTTCTTGATCTCATTTCCTCGCATCGTCGCGAGGACGATCGGCGGGAACGCCAGATTCTCGACCGTCATTTTCGGAGGCGTTACAGATGTATCGACATCATAA